CTAAAAATTCTCAAGAGCCTCATTAATCAAATCACTTTGTTCATGCTGTAATTCGTCAATAACGTGCGTGTAGACGCGTTGCGTGATACCAACGTCTGAATGTCCAAGACGCTTTGAAATCACGTAAATAGACACGTTCTTGTACAATAAATAGCTTGCATGAGTGTGCCGTAGTCCGTGGAATGTGATATGCTTGATCCCAAGTCGATCATGTGCGGTACGCAGAAATTTATTAACCGAGTTATTGCTAGGCACCGACGAACTGTTCTTGCCTACAAAAATTAGATGCATATTGTTTTTAACACCCGCAGAGACTTGATCTTGATGTAATGTGCCAAGAATCTTAATCAAATAATCCGGAACTGTAATGACTCGATTTGAAGACCTGGTCTTTGTTGGTAAAAAGCCCATATCACCCTTATAATCTAGAGTTTTATCAATCCGAATAGTTTTGTTCTTGTAATCGATGTCGCTCCAGGTTAAGCCGGCAACTTCTGAATAGCGTGCACCTGATACTAAGCTGGTTAGTACCATGGCGGCACTTATGTTATTAATTGAGGCCTTAGGACGGGTATACTCACTTAGCGCAACCATGTCAGCGTAGCTAAGGTAATTATTACCAACTTCTGCTTCATAATCGGTGCAGTGTGGTATCTTGGTCCTAGTAGTGAAATTTTTAGTGATGACACCGTCCTCAAGAGCGTCTGTGGCGCATGAACGACAGTGACCAGCAATTTTAGCAACAGTTTCATAGGCGTACTCATCAGCTAGCTTATTCAGGAAGTGCTGATATGCAGATCTATTAATGTCACTCATGCGCATGTTATCAAAATTGCGCTGCAGTTTGTCTAGTGTGAATTCATAATTCTTGCGAGTAGAGGCTGCCACGGTTGGCATCTTGTAAGTTTCATACCAGTCAGTAAAGTAATCTACGAAAGATTTGGTTGACCCGAGCAGGTCACCACCACGCGCTTTGGTTACCTCGTTGCTATTTGCAAAGTATTCGGCTTCCTTTTTTGTCCGAAATGTTGCATTCTTCTGGTGCGTCTTTCCGTGAATGTCCGTGAAGGCGACTCGTACTAACCATGATGATCCACGTTTTCTAATACTTGCCATATTTATCTATCCTTTCATGAATCCCGGGCGGGGGCTTGGAAAAAGGACGGGCATCACCTCCTTAGTTGTGATAATATTATGTATGTAAAAAGAGCGGAGTAATCCACTAATTTTTATTGGTAGCACATCCATCTTCTTGGCGGGAGCGGATGTGCTTTTTAATTTGTAGCAAACGGTTGTTCGCTGTATACTAACACTAAACAATTAGTTAGGAGACACATGACTATGGACAAATTAGTCTATTTAGTTCCAGGATTCGTATCTTACATTCTTTTAAGGCCATTTGGACTTTTTAATTTTTACAGTGAGACCGATCGGCAATTGACACTAATATTCTTGTCGTTGATTAATTCGGCATTTTCCTCAATAGCAACTAAATATTGGCTACTACCATATTTTAAATGGGGCAATAATTTAGGCACATTGTTGCTAGTATCGGTAATGGTCACTGCCATTTACTTTGCAATTTTTATTTGTTACAACAAGTTTGCACCTGAAATTGCTGATAAATTAAACATGAATTTGTATGACAATCAAGGAACTATGGAGCATGCCCTGTCTAAAGTTTACAAAGACGATAAGCAGATTTATATGATTAATTTTGACTTTTCAGGCAACTATATTTCATCTGGATGGGTTAGAAATGTGGACGATAAAGGCAATGGCCAAGTTGAACTTTATGGTGAAACAATGGTCAATTGTCACGAAAACAAAGCCAGACAAATGTATGATAACAGTGATGAAAATTCAATCGTTATAGATTTTAAGAACAAGACAAAATCATACTTGATTATTTCTTAACTATTTTCGAACCAGGAGCAGGGCGATAAGTTTGTGTACTCGGTTTATTTTTTGACCTTGTTTCGTGTTTTGGAACTGGTCGCGTTGATTTTGCAGTTTTATCACTCACTACTATCACCTCCTTAATAAGCACATCTCAAACTTTGACCGGTGGAGATGTGCTTTTTTGTTACAACGCGAGCGACAGGAGTCGGACCTGCATAGTAGTCCAAGAAAGAATGGGCTTCAAGACTTGGAATAATGTTCTACCGCTGAACTACGCTCGCAAGATGCCAACTGAAATGATTCAATTGGCTTGACTGGCAAAATTTTACTATTCCTCTCTTTGCTTGAAGCGTGTCGCCAGATCGTCTTCAATTCCTTTAAGCATACGATTGTATTCTGCTTTTGAATAGCTATCTTTGTGTAGATAGATAATGGCGTTTAATTTAATAAACTCTGCCAGGTCATTAGTAATATTTTCTATTAATTCGTACCTTGAAATATCTTTATTCATAATGTGCCTTCTTTCTTTTTTTTGCTACAACGCAAGCGGTGGGAGTCGAACCCACGTAGCAACGAGAAATAAAGGAAGGGTGTCCTATAAGATGCTACTATTCTACCGTTGAACTACGCTCGTATGTTGCCCGCTAGGCTGGTAGTGGGCGAGGGTGCTATTTTCGCTTGTGATTCCAGTAAACTAAAATGGCGACTAGCGCTATGAAGCAAATGATGCCAATTGCAATGGTAAAGTCGAACACGTGTGTGCTGTATGTTCCTACATACAATTCCATAGCTTTTACCCCGATTCAGTAATGAAATATACGACAACTTTTTTGCCCTGATAAATATGGCTGGTGGTAAGCGGAAGCACTACTTGCTTTGATGTTGAACCCGATAGTTGCGAATAGCAAGAGCGAATAAGGCAATTGCCAGCGCAAAACATCCAATTATAAATACAATCCAACCGTATGCTTCAAGCCAAGCAATCACGTTCACTAATATTCCAAATCCAATGAACCACCATAGCCATTTAGTGAAAAATTTATATACTAACCATCCGATGATAATAGTAAATCCAATTAATACCATGATTATTTATCCTCCTGTTTATTTTCCAACGCTTTAAGCTTATCCTGAATAATTTCATTTTGTGTTTCCAATTTTTTGATTTCAGCGTATAACTTGTCGAAGTTAGAGGTATCTTCTTGGGCAAAATAACTAGTGATAGTACTCGTTAATATACCAATAAATCCAACACCAATTAGCATTAACAAAACGGCGGCAAATTTCCCTACTAATGTGTGTGGTGAAATATCACCGTAACCGACAGTCGTAGATGTAACGATTGCCCACCACATTGCGTCTCCCCAAGAAACGTTTTCTGCTATCGAATATAGCGTAGCTGAGGTGAATAAGATCGCCAGGCATACCCATAGCAAATATATAAAGCCATTTATTTTAGAGAACTTTTTTAATTTAGATTGTGCTTTACCAATAAATCCGATAAGTCTAACAAACTTAAATAATTTGAATAATCTTAGAACTCGGAACATTCTTGAAAATCTAAATAAACTAAACATTGAATTAAATGGTATTATCGCTAGCAAATCAAAAATATTGTGTTTGAAGAAGTATTTTTTGTCTGTAGCCTCGATAAATCTGCTCACATAATCTAATGTGAAAATGATTAGTATTCCATCATCGACTATATTCCATGGTGTACTATTCAAGTCAATAACTCCAGAAAAATCAAATATAGTAATTGCCACAGAGAATAGAGCCAATATTCCTATAATCAGTTCGTAAGTCTTATGTGCATATTTCAAGACTTGGTTACTCCTTAAAAATCTTAATGCCACCGCTGAACGTTGATCTTGCTAGTTCACCACCATTTTGTGAGTAGAAATAAATTATTCCGGCATCATAGTCTTCACCGCTAGCAAGAGTATTGGCATGGTCATAAATTTCTTGAGCTAAAGCTGTAAAATCTGCCACGCTCATATTTTCAACTGAATTTGGAAGCACAACTTTAACAACTCCATCTTCAATACTTGAAGTTCCCATTTTCTTGTTAGAAAGATAGACATTGAAATCCCTGATGAACAGCTTTCCGTTCTTATCGTCTTCACTAGACTCTTTGTCTTCGCTTGATGAAAACTTGCTGTCTTCCTTAGACTGACTAATTGATTCTTTTCGCGACGAACTAATAGACTCTTGTTTTGCCTCATTAACACGCTTAGAATGACCAGACAAATACAGTCCGAAAAATATTACCAATACACTCACAACAATTGTCAGTATTTTTTGGCTAATTGGATTGCTAGTTCCATCTTCATTTTTTGCAAACATGCTGATACATACCAGCACAGTAAAGACAATAATTATCCATCCCAAAATCGTTATAAACATCAATAATTCCTCCAATTTCCCAGCTTTTACCGACATCCGTATCTGGTCTTATGTAAGTATAATACCGCTAAATATGTAGAACGTGTGTTCTTTTTGGCGCATAAGCATAGGAGCAATAAGCTCCTATAATATAACTCTGCCTATAATACGTACCTGGTCATCTTTAACATGACGTGGTTCGTATTTTTTGTTAATTGATCGTAAGATGACTTCATCGGAAGTGTAGTCGTAGTAAATTTGCTTACAAGTAACACCGTCACCATCAATTTCAACAATAGCAATCTCACCATTTTCAACTTCTTCTTGCCGGTGGTAGAAGATAATTTGACCATCGTGGATAAGTGGCTCCATCGAATCGCCTTGTATACGGATGGCTGTGTCAGCTCCGTGTGGCACGTCAGTGAAGTCGTCGTGTTCAATTTCTACATCACCATAAGTCAATTCAGCAGGATTAGCGGCTGACTTACCAACGAGTGGCAAGTTAACGACTTTACCATTTTGTTCTTTCAATTGATTGTCGGCATAGTTGTAAACATTTTGCTGACGATCAGAGCTTAATTGATTATAGATATCATTAATATCGTTTTTGTAAAACGTGTCACCTACTAATTCACTTGTTGACACTCCAAACAGAGTAGACATTATAGTGATTTTGTCCATTAATGGCTTATTACGTCCTAATTCCCATGCAGAAATCGAAGTAGGCTTAACTTTTAACATAGCTGCTAAATCTTTTTGAGTATAACCATGACTTTTCCTAAGCCTTTTGATGTTTTGCGAGAGGTTCATTTTTTCACTTCCTATTTACTTGTTAAAATAATTGTACACTTGAAGTACATAAAAGTAAACACTGCGTAAAAAAATAATGTCAAAATGTCGTTTTTTACTTGCAAGTACACTTCAAGTGTACTAAACTATAAATGTAGTCAAGAGGAGGTGATAATATGAAAAATGATAAATTTGATATCAAGTCTGCTCGGATTAAAGCTGGGTTTACTCAGCAAGAAATTTCTAAAAAATTAGGGATGTCTCGTCAAACATATCAAAAGTATGAAAATGGAAATATGTCTTTTCGGGTAGACACTGCTTGGAAGTTTGCAGCTATTTGCAAGATATCATTTGACAGCATTATTTTTTTTAAAGGTAAGTACACTTCAAGTGTAGTTTAAGGGGAGGCAAGTAAAATGCAAAAAATTAAAAGTTTTACAGATGGATACATCAATTTACCAGTTCGACAGTTAGATGATGGTAGCATTCAATTTGATGCTGAGCAAGCAGCTATCGGTATTGGAATTAGCCAAATTGCAAAAAGTGGCAACGAGGTTGTTCGTTGGGAACGAGTCAATAAATATTTGTCATCCCCAAAAGTGGGGATGCAAATTTCCAAAGGCGATTTTATCACTGAGTCACAATTTTACGAATTAGCCATCAAAGCCAATAGTAAGAAAGCTAAAAAGTTTCAATATTGGGTAACTCATGACGTGCTCCCGTCAATCCGCAAGAATGGCGTTTACATGACGGACCAGACAGCTTATGACATTACGCACGATAAGGACGCGTTAGGTGATTTGCTATTGAAGGCAGGTAGCCAGCTCAAGCAAAAGGACTTAGTTATCCAGGAGTTGAAGCCTAAGGCGGATTACACCGATAGCATGTTAGCTAACAAGGGACTGGAAACAATCTCAATGATTGCTAAGAACTACGGCTACTCAACACGTGAGTTCAACAAGTTGCTACATGGCTTAGGCATTCAATATAAGCAAGGCAAAACGTGGCTATTGTACGCGAAGTATCAAGACGAAGGCTATACGCACGTCGAACCATACGAGTATACGAATAGCGATGGCATCAAGCAGGTACGTAACACGATGAAGTGGACACAAGCGGGGCAAAAGTTCTTGTACGACTTTTTAAAGTCAAAGGGAATCATGCCGTTAGTTGAACAGCCAGCATAGGAGGCGAGCGATATGAGTAAATGGGACACGCGAGCATTTTTAAAATCTGATAGGTTTTCAAAGGCCAAATCAGAAATAGAAAAAATCCTGTTTAGCAATGATCTGTCGTATAAGGAGGCCTTTCAGCTAATAGGCGCTATCCAATCAGATCTTGAAGCCAAACAGGAAGAAGAAAAGGTTAATTAATCGGGAAAGCGTCCCGAATAATGTTCGAGGGCATGCTTATAGTTATCTTCGAATATTTCGATTACTAATCGAGCATCGTACGTATAGTGATGAGATTTAGCCTTATCTTTTTCTTCAGCAATATCTGAAATGGTCATGGCTTGAGCGGCATATAGTGCCATTTCATGTTCGCGATGAGAGCTTTTCATATTTATCACCTCGATTAATTGGATTGACTAAATTATACCTCATGAAAGGAGGTGATATACATGGACTTCGGCCTAAATCTTGATCCAAATCAGACTGATTCTTTTTTGCAAAAAATGGTTGGTAAACTGGTTGATTCCATTCTACCAGTTCTCAAAGAGCGCTTAGCTGGTGATGAGCTTATGACCCGTGAAGAACTTGCAGCATGGCTGCATGTTTCTCCTAAGTCTGCGGATGTAAATTTTATTTTTAAGCCTGGCTTTCCATACTATATGGTAGGTACGCAGAAACGGTACTGGAAACGCGCCGTAATTGCATGGATGGACGAGAACCAAAAGATTAAGTAAAGTCCCGGGCGGGGGCGATGTATGGAGGCAAATAATGATTGTAGTACCAGATTGGGTAGTAGTGATGTTAGTGACTTGGGTTTTGACTACATTGTGGGATAAACGCGATGAAATCCATAATTGGTTTGGAATTTAGGAGGAAACGATATGTATGGAGAAGACATTGAGCACGCGTTAAGAGCACGTAAGTATAACGCGATTCGTGCAGATGAACGTGAGCTGATTAACGCTATCACGTACGATACAGACGGGATCATTAAGCGACACCCGTGCTTTGGCTATTCAGAAGAATTTATTGGTGAATTGCAAGAACACGATATTAACGTTTGCGAGCCAGATGAAAATTCTGATGAGAACTGGACGTTCACATTGCCACCAATGTATTAGGAGAAATGATCATGCAAAAAGCATCAATTTTACCACTCCACGAGTGGAAACGAGCGCAAAAAAAGCCATCGCTAGTATCGGCTAACGATGGACTAATGGAAGAGATGCTCAGCACCAACATCTACTCTATTCCAAAGCAGTCTCGTTTGCAAGTGCTAAGAAAGCGAGGACAGTAGTTATGGATAATCCATTACCTTACAAAGAACAACAGGATTGTATTCTTCATGGTATTACACGGATTGCATCAATTGATCCACAAGAATTAACTCCAGAATTGTGTCTAATTGAAAGTAATATGGCGATGGCATTTTGCTTGAATTCATGGATGTTTAATAGGGGGCTCAAATAATGGCGAATGAAGTAATTAATCTGCCAGACTACACGGTGGACTATCACCCAGTACCAATCATTATCAATAATCTGGAAGGATTGCAGGCGGCCATTGCGCAATATGTATCGCGCTACTCGAATTTAGTAATTACCGAAGATAACGTAACTGACAGCAAGCAAGTGCGAGCCAAATTGAACAAGCTCAAAAAGGCGCTTGATGATCGGCGCAAAGAAATCAAGCGCAATTATAATCAACCATTACGTGAGTTTGAAACCGAGGTAAAAAAGCTTGAAGCCAGCATCGACATGATCATTGCTCCGATTGATGAAGGGCTTGGTGAGCTGGAGGTTCAACGCCGTGAACAACGCAAAGCTGACGTGATGGACTTGATTGCTGAAATGGCACCCAATTACGACGTTGGGATGGATGAAATTGAATTCGATCCTCGTTGGCTGAATAAGAGCATCAGCAACAAACAAATCACTCAAGAAGTTGCATCGTCGATGACGGTGGTAAAGCAAGCCAAGGACAAGTTGGCTACTGCCACAACGATGATTACCAAGTATGCTCAAGCAGTCGACGTTGATCCCATCCCATGGATTGACCAGTTGAAGCAAGGACAGGACGTTCAGTACTTGTTGCAGGCAATTGACCGGCAAGTTGAATCAGCCAAAGAACGTGAACGTCAGCGAGAGCTTAAACAGCAATTGGCTGCAGAACATCAGCAAGAAACGAGTACCGGTAAAATTGTCGATACAGACACTGGTGAAGTAGTGTCCCTTACTCGAACTTTGAAAATTATAGCCACTAAAGACCAAATGTGGGGGCTATCTTCATATATGAAAAAGAATGGTATTAAATTTGAGGCGGTGAACTAATGAGTCTTGAAGAAGCTAAGACTATGGGAGCATTTGCTAGTGCATTAGCATTATTCCAACAGCAAGTTGTTGCACCAAAAGAAAACGGACATGTTAGTTATAAAAGCACAAAATATGATTATGTTATGTTAAAAGATTTGATTAAAGCTATCAACGAAGGTATCAAAGAAACAGGCTTGGCTTGGCTTCAAGATACTAAGACAAATGCTGGTATTGTATCGGTTAGAACAATTGTCTTTCACAAAGACGGTTATCGATTTGAATCATCATGGACTGAAATCAAAACAAGTGGCAAAGCACAAGATATCGGTAGCGCCATGACCTATGCGCGTCGATATTCATTGAGCACAACGTTTGGCGTTAACTCTGAAACCGATGATGATGGTCAGTCAGCCAATGAGGGTGCACCGCAGTTCGAACAGGCCAGTCATGATCAGCAAAAATTGTTAACTAATCTGTTTAACGAAATGGCTAAAACTACTGGTAAAGCAGCAAAGGATGTTCAGAAGGGATATTTGGGGTTAACAACAATTGGTGCATTGCGTCATGATATGGCAAATTCATTGATTAAGCTAATCACAGAACAACTTGAAAAATTAACAGTCAAGGCGGGTGACAAGGCATGATTAATCGAAGCGTTTTAGTTGGTAGGCTTACAAGAGATCCAGAATTACGTTATACGAATGGCGGTGCTGCGGTTGCAACGTTCACGATTGCTGTAAATCGCCAATTTACAAATCAAAATGGAGAACGTGAAGCTGATTTTATTAGCTGTGTCATCTGGCGGAAGGCTGCTGAAAATTTCACTAATTTCACACATAAAGGATCACTTATTGGAATTGATGGTCACATTCAAACGAGAAACTATGAAAATCAGCAGGGAACTCGTATTTATGTTACTGAAGTAGTCGTTGATAACTTTTCATTGCTTGAATCACGTGCTGAATCTGAACATCATCAAAGTGCTAATAACAATGGCCACAGCTCAAACCATAGCAACAATAGAAATTATGATAACAATCAAAATCAGTATGGAAATAATGGCGGCCAGATTGATATTACGGACAATGACTTGCCGTTTTAAGTTGAGGTGATCGTGTGGAACTGCTACCAACCAAGTTAATTGAAAAAGATGGCGAGTGGTATCAGGTTCAGAAGCTCACCCACAAGCCTAACCTTGACCATGTCGAGACGGTAAGTGGTTCTGCTGACGAATACTACACGTACTCGGAATTAGCTGACACACGTAAAGCTAGGCCACAACAACGACGCTTGTTTTTCGCGTTGCTTAGTGACATCTATACGTGGTCAGGTATGCCGACAGACTTCTTGAAAAACTTGTTTTATTTGCAATATGAGTCATATACGTTTGGCAAGCAGATTAGCCTGTCAGACACCACAGAATCGTCTGTGAGCGATGCTAACCAGTTACTCGACCTAGTTATCGACTTCATGTTTGAGTGGCACGTGCCGTTCAAGGAAGGCTATAAGCTATTGCCACGTGAGCAAGAGTATTACCTGTTCCAGTGTTGCCGTCACCGAGTTTGCATGATCTGCGGTAATCGTGCTGATATCCATCATGTAGACGTTATTGGAGCCGGCTTGAACAGAACACACGTTGACCATACCAAACGGCACGTTATGGCATTGTGTCGAGTCCATCACAGCGAGATTGAGCAAATTGGCTCCGTGGCATTTAGTGCAAAATACCACGTCCCGGTAGATGGCATAAAACTAGATAAAGAAACACTAAAACGAATTGGCTTGAAAGGTAAATACAGCAGTGACTAATACACCGGGTGGGTGGAATGCCTACTAGTAAATAAGGGAGGATTAAAAGATGGCACAGAGAAGAATGTTTAGTAACCGTATAACTGATAGCGCCAAATTTTTAAAGATGCCGTTGAGCAGTCAGGCACTCTATTTCCATTTGGGGTTGCATGCGGACGATGATGGTGTTGTGGAGGCGTTTTCAGTTATGCGGCAAACTGGTGCAGTTGAGGATGATTTACGAATACTAGTAGCTAAGAATTTTGTGAATGTTTTGAACGATGATCTAGTGGCCTATATCACGGATTGGAACGAAAATAATCGAATTCGAGCGGATAGAAAAGTGGATTCGATATATAAGGACTTGCTATTAGAAATCTTGCCAAACATAGAATTAACTGAACCAAAACCACGTGCTGACACGGGTAAGGTTACTGGACGTCCAATGGACAACCAATGGACGGACAATGGACCGCATAGGTTAGGTAAGGATAGGTTAGGTAAGGTTAGTAAAGGTAAGTATATAGAACCAGGTAAGCCCAAGCCAGGCAAAGCCAAGCCAGTGCGACACAAATATGGGCAATACCAGAATGTCTTACTGACGGATGAACAATTGGATAAACTCAAATCGGAGTTTCCTTCTGACTGGCAAGACCGAATCGAGCGTGTTTCTGAGTATTGCAGTATGAATGGTAAGACGTATAAGAACTATCTGGCAACCATCCGCAACTGGGCTAAAAGGGACAAACAAGGGCAAAGCCAATTAAGTCAACCACGGAAAGAATTTGGACGTTCAGGAAGTGGTCGGTCTAACGGTTTTACCCTTGAGGGTAGAGAAGTTAAGGATAGTGACCAGCCATGGTAAAGACCGTAGGCGATGTAGTCACTAACCTAATGTCTAAGGTGTTTGAAACCTATGGGGTTAACTGTCCCGTTTGTGGGAAACCGTTACTACGACCACAGATTTTAAACAAGCGTACGGGCCAAAAAATGGCTGGCGCGTGCCCTAGTTGCGGCTACATGGAAGACATTAACCACCGTGAAATACCAGATAACAAAGCCCTGACAGCATCCGCACATAAAAACGAAGCGCTAGGCTATATTAATACCTACAGTATTTTTAGCAGTTTTGATGTCTTTAATCATCGCTTTAGTAATTATACAGCATCGAGTGATGCTAGCAAACAAGTCTTAGAGCGTAGCCGTACGATAGCTAATCGCATTATTAACGGTGAAACAATCCACACGTTGATGATTGGCGCAACAGGACGTGGGAAGACGCATCTTGCTGTAGGCATGATGTACTGGATATTAGAGCGGTCTGGTTACAAGTTATTAAAGACTGTGATGAAGAATGGCAAGCCAGTTGAAACGTTCTTTAGTTGGAAAATCATCTTTATTGACTGGCGTGAACTTATTGAACGCAAGAAGCAATCTTTTAACGATGATCAGATGGCAAAACAAATCAATAAAACCATGGCTGAGATAAAGAACGCTGATGTAGTTATTTTAGATGATTTTGGTAGTGAACGTGGCACCGAGTATTCGTTAGACTTGGCGGATGCATTCTGGCGTGACCGGGAAAGCAAGACGGTGATTGTGACCACTAACTTAATTGGCAGTGACTTAACTAGAAGATATGGCAATAGAACATTAAGTAGAATGAAAAACTACGGTGTTAATAACGGAATCACGTTTGCAAATATTCCAGATCATCGCGGATTAGTTGAATAGAAAGGAGTCAGAAGTGTATGAGTTGTGAATTATGTCATGGTAGTAAAGTCGTTCAACAACCACTTGGGAGTTATGGTTTCACATTTGACCCATGTCCTAACTGTGTGAATAATAAACATAAACAATATGAACAAGAGTTTGAAAGGAAGATTGTTTATGACAAGCAAAAATTGGGCGAAAGAGTTGGAAGTCATTCATAAGCTAGAAGCGAGGTATGGCAGCATGGATAACGTGCCTGAGAGCAAATTAGCTAACTTGCATAAGATGCCTGGAATTAAGACCGTATCAGGCGATTACATGGAGATTACGCGTACCCAGTATAATGCTATTAAATTAGTTATGGAAGGCAAGCAGAGTAAAACTAGGACGTCTGGGACTCTAAATCACAGCAATAGTTGGATTGATAGGCGCATTCGTGCAATTGACGAAAACAAATACTACATTACGGAGGACGAAGATGCCTAAACACACTAAGAAGCGTTCAACGATTAAGCGGAAGCACCGGCGCATGAAGCAACATGCCGAGAAAGCGATGAAATCACAGCATGATAATCGTCAAGTAACCAACTAACGAGGAACGCAAGCGGGCGTTCGAAACGTTCGGGGAGGACTGAAAATGAGTATTAAAAATAAGATTGGTCTTGGCATGATAGCCTTATTTATTTTAGTCACAACCATTGGGAACTTCTTAGACGGATTTTGGCATGGAGTTGTCTTTATCATTGTTGTGGCATGGATTGTGATAGCGCTGGAACTATGGAGTTCTAACAGATGATTGGAGGTAGTAACGATGACCAATGAAATGAAAGAATTACGTAAGCGGCTTAACAATGTCATTATTGATAGCTGGAATGAGGGACGTTTCGAGGATGTCAAAGGAATTAAGATTGCTTTATATGAGTTGGAACATTTAGACGAACCTTATATGGGCACTGATTATTCGCAAGAAGGTGATGACGATGATTAAGTTTAGGGGTATTCCAACGATTAGTACTGAAAACATGAAAGTCATTAATGCTAATTACGATGGGACATTTGTGTATGGAAATTTGATTAGTGACGATGATCGAGCTTTCATTATTGTATCTGGTACTTAAACGGCTAGGTTCAAACCTGATTGGACAAGCTGCTATGATGAACTTTTTGACACATTACTATTCAGTGAAGCTTAAGAAAAGTAGATTTGTTAGATGGATTATTAAATAAAATTCTTATTTTATAGGAGGATGAACAATGACAAAAGAAATTAAACCACGAGTTGATGATGAAGGTACTTTAATTAAGAAACATGATGTGTTGGTTAACGTGAATAACGGTGAAGTTGTGCTGGTGATTGACACTACTAATCAAGCGGGCGTCAGTGGACTCGCTGTTGAAAACAGGTATGCAGGCATTGGTGACTGGCTAGATGTATACCCAGATCGAGCATTTCATATCGTAGGCAATGCTGATACTTCGATTGGTTAAATAAAAAAACGCAGCCATTGCTGACTACGTTTACTTACTTGGAATAGACAAATTCTACTACAATTACCAAAGCATTGCAACGTTACTGAATAATTAAAAACCCTACACTGATTAGGGAAAATGTAGGGCTGGGGGAAGCGTAGAACGCTTACAAAGTAAGCTTACATCAAAAATAACAATTTTACAAAAAAGTATTGCTATTGCTGACAGTGCTATGATTAATGACTACAAGGAGGAATTAGTTTGCGACTTTCAACTATCCGCAAGGTGGAAGATATCTTGCGAGACTACCCGAAGATTGACAAATATATCGAAGACCGTGAACAAGAATTGCGATACCCGGTGAAACCGGCTGATGACAACGTGGGTGGAGGCAAGGCACAATATAAATATGGTAGCCAGACGTTAGACATATTGATTACAATTGACGATGATCGGTGCATTAATACCTTAAGGCGACAACAAAACGTGATTACTGACTGCTTGGATGATGCTGGCAAGGATACGGAAGTCATTATTAATGAGTTGTATTTTCGTAAACGACCGCAGTATACAATCGATGGTCTTATTGCAAACCACCTAATTAACGTTAGTCGTCGTAATGCGTTTAGATTAAAGAATAGTTTCATTAAGGAATGTGCAAAAGGTTTTGGTCTTTATGATATTGACTAAGTTGGCACTATTTTGGCACTTTCGACCCCTAAAAACGTGATAAATTAGTAGTATGCCAAATGTGATTGACGTGCATGAAGTAATCCTCCAAATTACAGACTGGTAATCGCTGTGGTAACATAGTCAAACATGGTTGCAAAAAATATAATCGTTTTTCTGATAGCAATCGTGTGTAAGAGCCTGACATTTAGTTGGGCTCTTTTTAGTACATACGAGGAGGTATCACAATGAATATGAAAGACAACGAGGCTATTGAGAATGATTGGAAAAAAGTTAATCTAGAATTATTTGGGATATTATATCCATTCTGTTCAAGCAACGAGGCAACTCTTGGCAAAGATGATTAACACAAAATACGGCTACGTCACACCACAGGAAGCGAAGATGGATGCCCACTTAGATAAATGGTGTAAAGACAAGCGTCGTGCTAAACAGCATGGCGTTTTTAGTTTGGATAAAAACAAGGAGGTGCAACATGCTATGACCTTGATGAAGCATTGCAATTGGGGTGGTTGTAACAAGGTAGTTCCAAAGGACCAATCGTTCTGTGATAAGCATGAAGCAATGAACGAACAGCGTAAAGCTGATTACAAAGCTAGCTTAAACCATCAAAGCCAAACGGATACGGGAAAGCAAGTACGCAGAGACCATCAGGCTTATTACAATCGTGTTAGACGCGATAAAGTAGCCAATACGTTCTATCATACCAAGCAATGGCAGAGCGCCAGAGATTACGTCTATGCGCGTGATATGGCAACATGCCAAGTGTGTGGCAATGCGGTAACCGACCGTAAGATTGTTGATCATATTCATCCGTTGAAAGTCAGCAACGAGGAACGACTTAGCCAAGACAATTTGTGGACGCTGTGCTATCGATGCCACAATATTAAAACGAACCTTGAAGAATCAATTAAAGAACAATCAAACGGAGTCAACAAACTAAAACATATTAGCCGAGAATGGTGGCAGAAAGCTATCAAGGAGAAGATCATATAACAATTAATAAAAGGAGTAACAACTAGATGGATGAATTAAATCAAGAGGAAACAATCACGCTAGGCAAGTTTATTGGCCAATTGCTAGTTTTGGCTCACTGGTTACTGATAATGCTAGTAGTTAGCGGCTTGTTATGGCTGGCTAGTTTAACACCGATATTCACCAGCATATTTATTAGCATACTGTTGGAGCTAGCTTTATTGGGATGTATCTTTATAGCTGGCTTTATCCTAGTTGGCAACATACTAGCCTATTACTATGTCAAAGGATGTGCTAGCAGACGATTGGATGCTTATATTGCAAAGGTAAAAAAGAAAACAGGCAAGTAGAATTAATGAAATATCAGAAAAATCGACCGCAATGATTAAAAATACCCCCCCCACCGACGTTTAGGCGAAGAGCAATCACAACATGGTGGCATCCTTTTTACGCGAGCAATTTTTAAAACTTTTTTTGTGGTGCCCTGACCAGCAGCTAAACGGCAACGTTAGGGCATTTTAAATACATAATTTTTCAAAAAACTGGTAGCTATGTGCACCCTAACCAAGATATGGAGGTGGTTTGATTGAAATTTAAAGATTTGCCTGATTCACCGCCCAAATATATGGAAGGTATCTCGCGATATATGTGGCGCAGGATAGTGCCGATGCTAAAGGATAACTCGTTTGCTAACGAGATGGATAAAACATTGGTTGAAGCGTTATGCGATAACTATTTTGTGTTACGTAGTAGCGCTAAAAGTATTAGTGCACATGGCGCCCAGTTTGAAGTGTTTGACTATTCCACCGATAGCAAAGGCAAAGTAATTCATAAAGAATTGAAGGCTATCAAGAAAAATCCTGCGGTTGACAGCCTAGATAAGGCAACAAAAAATATTCGGGCAATCAGCTCAGAACTTGGACTGACCCCCCAGAGCCGCGCTGATTTACTGAAACTTAGTGATCCTGACGATGATGATGAAGATAGTCCGTTTGGAGGTGATAATGATGACGAGTTCTAAAGTTAAACAATTTGATTTTAGCAAAAGGGACGTAGAAGTTGAGGCCGTATTCAAAAAACTGGATAACGAAGGCTATTTTGACGAAATCTGGAAGGCTTACCGTGACCCAGCTACTGCCTATGCTTATCTGGTACTTAGTGGTAAACAAATGGCAGGGCGAAAAATGAAATTGGCCCTATTTCGTCATCTGAATGACTTGAAACGGAGCTTCTATGACGATGCTTTCAATTATGAATATGACTTGAAGCAATGTCACCATATTCTTGACTATGCCAAGGTTTGCCCGGATGTAGAATCTGGTAAGCCTATGCCATTAATGGTTTGGCAGCAAGCTATTTTGTGCTTGCTACAGGGATGGCGGAACGAGAGCGGCGAGAAACGATTTACTTACGCATTAATTTCGGTGGCGCGGACCAATGGGAAAACATATCTAATGAATATTCTGCTAACTTATGGCTATTTAATTGAAGCTGGTAGTCGCAAGAATTTGGACTTTGCATATTCTGGAACAACCGAACAAATTAGTAAGAAAGGGTTCCGTTATTTAGGCAGCACCATTGATTATCTTGCTGAGAGTCAGCCTTATTTTAGGAAACGAATTAAAGCAAAAGAGATTAACGCTTCGGCTGATCTGATTCAAAGCTTTAAGTCACGCAACCAAATTCTACGGCTAACGGCTAATTCCGGTAAATGGGATAGCTATCATTGCAATACGGCTGTATTGGATGAATATGGAGATGCTGCTTATGATGACGATGTTCTAAGTAAGTTATCATCTGGTCAAATCCATCAAACCAATAAGCAGCTGATTGCTATTTCAACGGCTTATGAGAACAGCAATGTGCCGATGTTCCATGATTACCAACGGCTTACACACGTTATTGAGAAGGATGACGAGCGTAAATCTGAAACCAGCTTATTCCTTTGTTGGGAGCAAGACTCAATTGATGAAACGGATCGTCCAGATACTTGGGAAAAATCGAACCCGTTACTTGGCTTAACTGAGATGCACGAGCGGCTGCTAAAAGGCTTACTTGATGAAAAAGATAAGCGGGAAAGTGCCGGAAATGTTGCTTGGTTTCAGAATCGTAACTTAAACATGTGGTTGGCTGTCTCAAAAGATAAGTATTTGCAACTAGACGACATTCAAAAGTCAGTAGTGGCCGACGATTCATTCGCGATTGATGGCCGCGACGTCTACGTTGGTTTAGATATGTCGCGGCTTGATGATGATTCATCGTTGGCTTTCATTTTCCCGTATTTCAAAAAAGAACGTCAAATGATGTTTGTTTACCAACATTCGTTTGTGCCAACTGCGCATTCACAGCAGAACGTACTATTGAAGTCAAAGCATGACGGGATTAATTATAGTGACGCAGAAGCCAAAGGCTATGCGGATGTGGCGCGGAACGCTGACGGCCTGATTGATGAACAGATTATTGGCGATTGGTTCTTAGATTTTATTGAGGAACATCGTTTGAACGTCAAAGCTTTTGTTTACGACGTTCATTTAGCTAGTCCAATGGTTGAATGGATGGATAAAAACCATCCAGAGATACCATTTATCACGCTAAGACAAGGAACGTTATCACTAGATGCGCCAACTAGGCTATTACAGAAACAGTTTATTCGCGGCCTAATTACTATGTATGATGATCCGATTCTAAAATACAGTCTGACCAACGCAGTTCTTACTGCTAATAACTACGGTGTGAAAGTAGACAAGGCAGTACACTCAGCCAAAATTGATTGTGTTGATGCGATTATTGACGCCATTAATGAGGCTCAGTATTGGTATACAAGTCCTAACCGACGTGATGTGGATGACAGCGCTAAACACCCATTTGCAAATATGAAGCCAGATGAAGTTAACGATTATTTCAAAAGTGATTTTGGCTGGTAGTGAGGTTGAAATATGAAATTTGATAAATTAGTGTTACTTGTACCATTTATTTTTATTTGCCTGGGTTTCTTATCAATTGTGATAGGAGCCTTTTTATTTAATCTTATTTTGGGATGGGTTGTGCTCGGCATCGCACTAGTGTTAGTTGCGATAATTTTGGGTTATGACAGTCCAAAATAGAAATGAGGTGAATTGTTATTAGTATTTATAAACCATTTGAGATGTTTGAGAAACGTTCACAATTTTTAGGCAGTAAAGGCTATGTCCCTAGTTTCAGCGTTAGCAATGGCAAAGTTATTCCACACAATTTTGTTGATGCACGTCGAGCACTCCAAAATGTCGACATTTTTGCAATGATTAATTTAATTTCAAGCGATATTGCAAGTTGCGCATTTCAAAATACCGGTAAATATGACCATTTACTGAAACAGCCAAGTAAATTGATTAATGGATATTCCTTTTGGCAGTCTAGCCTGATTCAAGCTTTACTAACTGGTAATAGTTATTTGCTGATTCATGGTAAATTAGACTCTACGCAATGGTTAGAACAGATCCCAACGTCACAAGTAAATGTCAATTTAGCAGATGGTCTTGAAAATATTAGTTATGAAATTAATTTTACCGATGATCGTGGTACCGTAGTGGCAGATAATTCTGAAATGATTCATATCAGATTGATGCCGACAGGTGAAATTGTTGGCGGACAAGAATTCATGGGGATTTCGCCTTTAGATAGTCTCATCTACCCGGTTGAGGTTAGTGAAAATGCTAATCGGTTGACATTGTCCACACTTATAAATGGCATTAATCCAAGTACCATTATTAATATCCCAGATGCCAAACTTGATAAAGAGGCCAAAAATTCTATCAGAGATAGCTTTGATGAACAAAATACCGGCGAAAATGCCGGAAAAACCATCGTTATGGACCAGTCAGCTCAGCTTAGTACGATTCAGATTAATGCCGATGTAGCTAAGTTCTTGAACAACTTAGACTGGTCTGCTGATCGGGTTGCTGAAGCGTTTGGTGTTCCTAGTTCATATTTGAACCGCACAAAAGCAGATGCACAAAGCAATAGTCAGCAAATTATGTCGTTTTATGCCAGTTCATTGAACCGGTATATTAATCCGATGATTTCGGAATTGTCATTTAAATTAAATCTACCTGATTTGAAATTGAATGTTCGTGACAGTACGGACGTAGATGGTAGTCAAATCATTGATATGATTTCAAAGCTCAATACGGGAACAAATCCTGTGTTCAATGCTGATGAAGTTAAGACATTGCTTGCCGAGAAGGGGGTGATAAGTAATGGAATTATCGGCAACCAAGATTCATAAGAATGAAAATGTTCGCAGCATTTACATTCAAGACTTAAAAACTCGTGATTTATCAAGTGATGATACCACAGCAATTGGCCAAGTAAGCGGTTATGCAGTAGTATTTGGCAAACCCAGTGAAGACATGGGCTTTACTGAATATATTAGTCCAAATGCCTTTGATGGTGTCAATATGAACAGCGTCATTGCACTGTATGACCACAACTTAGACAACATTCTAGGGCGGGTCGATAGTGGATCACTAGAATTAAAGGTTGATCAGAACGGTGTTTTATTCACATTGAACATGCCGAACACGACGTTAGGACGAGATGTTTATGAAAATATCAAGAATGGAAACTTAAAAGGCTGTTCATTTGGCTTCACGATTGCTGATGACGACTGGGAATTTGATAATAACGGCAATGTTATTCATACCGTTAATCAAATTGACCAGTTAGTTGAAATTAGTATTACAGCATTGCCTGCTTATACGCAAACCTCAGTATCGGTATCACGAGGGCTTAAACAATTTAACGATGATCAACAATACCGGCTCAAGGCCGGTTTTTTGTTGGACTTATTAGAAAAGGAGTGACATTACTTGAAAATCGAAACTTTGCAAGAAAAATTAGCAAAAAATGAAGCCGAGTTAAAGGCTAAAACGGTTGCTTCACGATCGCTTTTAGACAAGGAAGACAGTGACATTGGCGAAATCAAGCGTAGCGTCGCTGAAGTGAAAGAATTACGTAGTAAAAGTGACGGTCTGCGTGAAAAAATTGAAACTTTAAAATCACTAAATGATGAAGAAAATCGTGCTTCTAAGACGGATTCTAAGGGTGATTCAGATAAAGAAGATGGTGATAACACCGAAGACGATGATGAAAGCACTACTGATTCCACTAAAAAGCAGACTAAAAGTGCCAAACGGGATGATGATCCTGATGATAGTGACGATGGTGGATCAGATGATGACAGTTCTGATGATTCGGAGCTTGAGGAAGACTCAAAAACTAAGACTAAAAATAAAAGAGGGTTAGGAAAAGTGAAGACATTAAATAAGGATAAAGGCTTAGAATTACACAAGCGTGATTTATTTGAGGCTTTAAAAGCGGGTGAAGTGAAGCGAGATGTGACGGGGGGCATTGGCCTGTCAGATGGATCTGTACTTATCCCACAAGATATTTTAAATGTAGAACATGAAACCCACCAATTTCCACGTTTAGGTAGTTTAGTTCGGACTGTATCAGTCAAGCACACTACTGGTAAGTTGCCAGTAATGTGGGATACGGATGAAAAACTAGCAGCACATACCGAATATTGGAACAACTGTACCGGGTACAAAGCCTACTATCGTTCCAATTAATTGGGACTTGCAAACTTACACAGGTGCTTATGTGTACTCACAGGATCTACTCAGTGATTCTGACTACGATTGGCAATCAGAATTGGCCCAAAGCTTAATTACATTACGCGATAACACTAATGATGGCTTGATTATTAAGGCGTTGACCGATGGCGTTACCGCTGTGGAAGCGACTGACTTGGTTGCAGCTATCAAGACGGCACTTAACATGACGTTGAAGCCTAACGATAGTGCAGCCGCTTCAATTGTATTGTCTCAATCGGCCTTTAATGCTTTGGACCAGCTAAAAGACACTCAGGGTCGTCCACTGGTTCAACCAGATTTAACTAAAGGAACTGGTAGCACGATTCTTGGCAAAACGGTTGTTGTGATTGATGATACGTTGTTCCCAAGTGCTAAGGCTGGCGATGTGAATATCATTATTGCACCGTTACAGAAGGCTGTTATTAACTTCAAAAACAACGAAATTACCGGTAAGTTCATGGATACCTATGATGTTTGGTATCAACAATTGGGGATCTATTTGCGTGAAGACGTTGTTCAAGCTCGCAAGGACTTAATTATCAACATCAAAGGCACAACCGATACTACGTCAGGTTCAACCACAGACACTGGAAAGTAGCATTTAACTAGTCGCTAATAAATACACAATATGGTAATAATCCGGGCGGATAATTGAAAGGGGGTTATCTAAATTACAATTGATGAAGCGTTGGCTAAACAAGTGTGCGATGAGTTGCATATTGATCAGACTGACGAAGAATTGGCTATCATAACTAGTTTGTTAGTATCTAGCCAGTTGATTGTAAATGATAGCATTGAATACTCTGCCTATCCAGATATTGCAGACAGTCCCTTGTATGCACGGGCTATCATCACCTTGGCTCAGGCACTTTATTATGATCGCAACCTAACCAGCGGACAGCCCAAAGGTGTTTTACTAATGCTTGATCACTTAGCTGCGATCTGTCTCGCTAAGGGGGCTGGATAAATGGCTTTAAATAAACTTACACCGGCCAGCTTCAATCGTAAGCTTCAAATAGGCACGACTAAGACGATTCAGAACCCAATTAATGGCACTAGTAAGCAGACCTTTATAGTAACAGCCAGTTTATGGTGTGCCCCTTACACGAGGAGCATTGCTAGTAGCTACCAATTAACAGCCGAGCAATTAGATGAAGTCGTGATCGTTATACGTCATAACAGCACCGTTAAAGAGGGCATTAAATGCCAATATCAAGGCAGCCTATACAGTGTAGTTAACGACAGCATGGACGATTCAAATAGCTATTTAACTTACGACTACCTGACTTTAAAGCTCGTTACTAAGGGGGCCTAGCTATGGCAAACAATGGTATGGCCGAGCAATTAGAAAGTTGGATTAAGGATGTTCACAAACTAGTTCCCAATGAAGTTGAACAAGAGCGAATAACCAAAGCCGGTGCTAAAAAGTTAGCTGATAACTTAACAGAGGTCACGCGAAAGAAACACTATTCAAGCCATAAAGACGAGAAGTACGGGCACATGGCTGACAACATAAGCTATAACAGCAACGATATAGACGGCGAACATGATGGAAGTTCCATTGTAGGTTGGACCAATAAGTACCACGACATGAACGCGATGCGATTGAATGACGGCACGAAGCATATCAAAGCAGATCATTTTGTTGATCAAAACTTAGAAGATAGTCAGGATGCTGTCTTCGAAGCTGAGTTGAAGGAATACCAGAAGGGGGGCGATGGCTAATGCTATTGCCCGTATCTCAGGTAGCTAGTTTAATCAATTCTTTGGAATTGGACTGGATAGATAAGGTCTATTTGAATGAGATTCCAAATGAAGATGTAGATAATGCTGATTTGACTGTGATGCTGCTACAAGAAACCGATAGCACGCCGAGCGATTATGCAAATAGGACTTTTAAGGGTGTCTTTTTAGGTGTCGAGATTCAAGTCTTTTATAGCCTTGATATGGCGGATAGTTTCAATCCACTTGAAGCTGAAATAAATCTGATGAAATCTTTGAAGAATGCAGGTTGGTCAATCGTATCCAGCCAGCATCACACAATCGATCCAGGCACTAATCAGATAACCAAAACGATTTATGTGACGAAAGATAGTTTAATTTAAAGGAGATTTTTATATGTCAAAACATGGTATTGTACGTGCCACCTTTGCGCTGCTTGATGACAATGGCGACATCCAAAAACTGGAAGGAACACCGTTCGCGGATGGAATCTACGTTGCCGACCATAACAAAGAAGGTTTTAGTCAAATCAATGTAACAGGTATTGAAGCGGCTGGGACTCCGCAATATGCGAACAACGCAATTAAATTTGTTAGTTATGGACAATCTCAGCCTACGATTGCATTAACCGCATTAGAATTGGACTGGATTGTTAACCAAATGATTAAAGGATTTACTCAAAGTGCCAACACTGGTGCTTGGGTCCGCCAACTTCCAAAGCCGCATGTGGCAATGATTGCGGAGAGTCAGGCGAAATATGATGATCTATCAATTTACGAATGTTTCAATAATATTGAAATCGTCGAAGAGGCCTCCAACAACTCAACTGATACGAATGCACAGGCCGATTATGCGACAGCTTTGAACGCAACAGCATTGAAGCCACTCAAAAGTAATATTTTCTTAGCGGCGAATGGCGTTCAACAACCGTATATGGTTGCAAAGTCAAATGATAAGGGCTTCGACAAGGACAAATTGTACGCAGAAGTGTTTGGTGGCTATCAGCCTACAACTAATAGCGGCAGTGGTTCCGATACAACGCCGACATCTCAATCGTAACAATCAGGGCTACCTTAACGGGTGGCCTTTTTACATACCTAAAATAAATGAAAGAGGTAACTATATATGAAAATCAATGCAAGAAAGTATTTTGGAATCAACAAAACCACGGATGTCACTGTTACTAATCGAATCAATACGTTAGCACGTCACGTCCAAATTGGAATGCTTGAGTCTCAAGATACTGAGGCCGAGATTACCGCGTTGGATCGTTTAAAAAACGAAGAAAAGTTGAATACTGAAGTCAAGGATTTCTTGCGGACTGTTATGAAATACAGTGATAAGCAAATGGAACAAATTGACAATAACTTATCAACCGAAAAACTTGGTGAAGGTATTGGGTATTTGATCATGCGGCTAAGCGGTATGTCAGACCATGACATTGATTTAAATGAACAGAAGGAACGTAAAGCTATTGAAGATGCTAAGTCGTCAAAATAAATCGCCACAAGCGCAACATGCAGCTTCGAAAAACGATTACTGACTTAAAAAATCAGCAAGAAGATTTTGAATTGCTTGCCCAGAATTTGTTGATTAATGGTGGCCTATCGCCTAAAGAGTTCAATGACAGTCCTTTTTTCAGCATGATGGAAAGCTTAAATGCACGTAAGCGTGAAGATCGTGTCGAGTTAATCGACCCATTGGAAGCCATCAATGAAACGTATGGGTTGTAACGCTTGTGGCGTCGAAAGGAGGTTGAAAAAGAATGGCTAAAAAAGTAGTCGGCCGTGAGATGACCAGTAGGGTTGGACTAGATTCAGCAGAAGCTGTTAAATCTCTCAAACAATTAACAGCCGAGGTTAAAGCAAACACTAGTGGTTGGAAAGCCCAAGAAGCAGCACTAAACTCGGCAGGGAAACATCAAGAAGCCACTGCAGCTAGGGTAAATGGTCTAGCTAAGTCAATGGAGATGCAAAAGTCTAAAATTGACGAGTTAAAGAAACGTCAATCTGGTCTAAATCGGGACACTAAAGATGGTGCACTTGAATATACCAAGCTAACCGATGAAATTAACAAAGCTAATCGGTCATATGACAGTATGGGTGGCCAACTAGATCGGGCTAAAAACAGACTGCAGTATTACAATTCAGGTTTAGCTGACCTACAGAAGGGCTATAAACAAAGCACAGCATTGTCTAAGTCCTACGTTGAACGTTTAGAAGCTGAGGGCAAGCAGGAAGATGCTAACAAGGCTCGTTTAAGTGGCTTAAAGCAGGCTTATTCTAACATTGAGGCTCAATATAAGACCCAATCAGATGAGCTAGATAAAATTAGAAAAGCCAGTGGAGCTACCTCAGACGCCTATAAGCGACAGAAGGTCCGAGTCAATGAGACTGCTACGGCAATGGCTAAGGCTAAGACTAGTCAAAATGAGCTACTTAAAGCGATGGAAAAAGAGCCACATGCGTTCATGCACGGTGTTCGGTCTAAGCTTGATAGCATTGATGACAAAGCTAAGAAGACATCTCATTTATTTGGTACCATATTAGGCGCCCACTTAGTTGCTAATGGGGTTACTAATGTGATTGGGCAGATTAGTGCTAGTTTTGGCGCTTTGAAGGACTCAGTGGTAGCCTACGATAACAAGCAACGTACAATGACGGCGACATGGGAAACATTAACAGGCTCTGCTGGTAAGGGCAAACAAATGGTTAATATTGGCAACGATTTAGCTTCAGCCTTTAACCAGAACATTAACGTGGTTGATGAACTTAACCAGTCGTTTTACCATGTATTTGATAATGCCCCAAGAACAAAAGAGCTAACCAAGTCCATTTTAACGTTGGGTGATACGCTTAATTTAAGTGATGAGAATGTTACTAGATTAGGCACCAACTTTACACACATGCTATCAAGTGGCAAGATGCAACTTGGCGACTTCAATATGATTAACGATCAACTTCCAATGTATGCCGGGAAAATGCTAGAGTTTGAAAGAAAACAACAGCATAATAGCAAGTTAACCATGTCAACGCTACGTGACCAGATGAGTGCCGGTAAGATTAGTGCTAAAGACGCTGAAGAAGTAATGAACTCCCTTGGTGGCAAGTATAAGACAGCCTCAGAGAACCTAATGAAGACCATACCCGGTATGGAACGGTCCATTAAAACTCAAATGCCGGCCTTACTAAGAGCAGTATACAAGCCAATTGCGGATATGAAGTCACCATTGATGGGCCAGTTTACCAAGTGGATTGGCAACAAGGATACCAAAGCCGAGTTTAAAGACGTTGGTAGTGCTTTAGCCTTACAAATCAAAGACATAACTAAAGCGTTTGCTGGTAAAAAATTTAATGTTGGTAATAGTCTCGATAAAATGTTGGCTAGCCTAGCTAAAGGCATTGATAAAGTGGGTGCCAACATCGTTGCCCATAAAAAGGAAATTAAGTCGTTCTTTAGCTCCATGAATACGGCTTCCAAGACATCATTCAATGTGTTTGTACAATCACTGAAAGATATCGAGCCTATATTGAAGATTGTCGGTGAATTTGCTGAGAAACATCCTAAAGTATTCGCTGGTTTAGCTTCTAGTGCCTTTGTAGCAAGTAAGGCTATATCTGCATTAAAGTTAGCCTTCAATGGATTAGACTTTGCTAAAGGTGTATTAGGAGGTATAGGCGGAAAGCTTAGCCGAATTGTGTTCAAGCCAAAGGTAGATGGAGCTGAGGGTAAGCGTGAACTAACCAAGTTTGCAAGCTTTGTCAAGCGTTCAGGGGCTGGAATGGGTCGCTGGTTAAAGATGGCTGCTAGTGTAACCACCACCAAGGCCAAAGGTGTGCTTAGCAGTATGTGGACACACACTAAATCAGTTGGCAGCAAGATTGGCAAAGGCTTGTCATGGACGGCTAAGGTAGCCTATAAGGGCGCTTCTAAATCAGTCGCCCTATTATGGAGGGCTACTAAAGGCACCAGCAAGCTGATTGGTAAAGGTCTATCATGGACCGCAAAAATCGCATACAAGGGTGCGTCTAAAGCCTTTAGTGTCTTAGCTGGAGGAATCAAACTGGTTGGCAAGTCGTTCCTGTCGCTAGGAAAGTTGATGCTGACAAATCCGATTGGAATTGTCGTAACGGCGGTGGTTGCGCTTGGAGCGGCTCTCTATGAAGCGTATAAGCACATCAAGCCGTTCCGTGATGCAGTAAATGGCATGGGAACTGCTATTAAAAAGTTGTTTACCGGCAAATTCGGCTGGGAAAAAGCAATCGGTAAAAAGCTAGCCGGTGTTGGATCTACCATCAGCAGGTGGGGTAAGGGTGCCGGTAAGTTTGTTTCCAAGCACAAAACTGAAATCTTAGCCGGCTTAGTCAACCCATTCGCCGGATTATCTGCTTGGTTCTTGAAGGATACTAAGACTGGTAAAAATGTTCAAAAGTGGGCTAAAGGGTTTAGTAAGGACATTAAAAAAATGGGCTTGAAAAAGGCGATGGATAAGCAAGTTAGCGATGCATCTAAAGCCTTCAAAAAGTCTAAATTTGGTAAGTGGTATAAGACCATTTCAGATAGCTTCAACACCTGGAAGTCTAGATTTAAGAAGAGCTGGAATAAGCATTGGTCTGATGCTAGTAAGACAATGAAGTCCGACTGGAACGGTTCCGTTAAGAGCACTAAGAACTTCTTTAGCTCAATGGGTAAGAAATGGGATTCTTGGAAGAAAAGTTGGAAGAAGAGTTGGTCAAGTCATTGGTCAAGCAATGGGCGAACTCTAAAATCTAACTGGAATAGTTCATTTAAGCTTACTAAGTCGTTCTTTAGTTCAATGGGAACCAAATGGGCTGGCTGGAAGAAAAGTTGGAAAAATAGCTGGAATAGTCATTGGGACAAGATGCGGTCGAATCTGCACAGCTATTGGAACAAAGACTTGAAGCACACTAAGGTATTCGGAAGTTCAATGGGGCATTGGCTAGATGACTTCAAAACGACCTTTAAGGGTGGTTGGAAGAACCTTGGCAAAGGTGTTTCTAGCATCTTTTCTGATTTATGGAAAGGTCTCAAGAGTTCGGCTCAAGGTGGCATGAATGATGTTATCGACGTCATTAATGGTGGCATCAATGCGGTTAACAGCGTCATTCACACGTTCGGTGGTAAGAAGAAGACCATTGGCGACCTGAGCCATGTCAAACTTGCCACCGGTACTGGTATGTTTAGCGGCGTTAGACGAGCGATTACTAAGCCTACTATGGCGATGCTAAATGATGGTAATGATAGTCCGGAGACAGGCAACAAAGAAATGGTTATGCTACCCAATGGTGATTCTGGCATTGTTCAAGGCCGCAACACCAAAATGATGTTACCTGCTGGATCAGAAGTATTGAACGCCAGTGAAACAGCTATGGTCATGGCGATGCAGGGAGTTACCAAGTACGCGAAGGGGACTGGTTTCTTCGGGGATATCCTCAATGGTGTTACCAGTGGAATTTCGGGCGTGACCAATTGGATTGGTAAAAAGGTTAACGGGTTAGAGAAGTTCTTTAAAACGGCTGAGAAAATCATTGCACACCCAATTAAGTCACTCGAAAACCTGTTTAGCTGGTCTTCTAAGGGCATTAGCGGTGTGATGAATAAGATTGGCAAGGGACTATTCGATGGTACTGAGAAGCAAGCCAAGACATGGTGGTCAACCTTATGGGGTGGTGTTGGTGATAGTTTAGGTGGCGATGGCTCTGGTACTAATTCTAGTCTTGTTAAAAACATGGAAAAGTATGGTGCCACCAATAAGTATGTCTGGGGTGCTGCTGGCCCTACTGCATTTGACTGTTCCGGACTAGTTGAGTACACACTGAAGAAAATGGGAATCAGCTTCCCACGTACGTCAGGTGAGCAATATAAGGCTTCCAAACATGTTAGCAATCCTAAACCGGGCGATCTAGTATTCTTCGGCCCTGGTGGCAGCGAACACGTTGGCGTTTACACTGGTAATGGTAAGTTCTACTCAGCCGAAAATGAGAAAGACGGCATGGGGATTAGTTCCGTGCATGGCGGTGGCTATGGTTCGTTTGCTGGCTATGGACGAGTACCCGGCTTGTCAGATAGCACTGATTCATCTAAGTCTAGTGGGCTGTTAGGCACGATTAAGAAGCAGGTTGGTAGTGGTTTCTGGTCGTTTATCAGCAAACTGAGCGATATGTTCGGCGATGATGGTGGTGGTTCTATCGAAGGTGGCGCCATCACTCATAGCATGATCAATCAGGCCCTAAAGATGACCAAAGTTCCACGAAAATATTGGTCTAAGATGCAGTCAGCCATTATCAAGACTGCTGATAGTGAAACTGGTAACCGCAATATCATGCAAACTATCTCAGATGTCAACTCTGCTAATGGTAACCCAGCCGGTGGCCCATTGCAGTTTACCAAGACAACCTTTGACGCTTTTGCATTTCCGGGCCATCACAATTTCAGGTCTAGTTTTGACCAAGTGTTGGCATTTTTAAACAACTCTGACTATCTTAATGCCACTGGTAATACCTCGATTTGGGGCCATGCTAAGTACGACTGGTTGCACAGCGGTCCCCAGGGACATCAGCGGTTTGAGAACGGGGGCATCGTCAGCACCAATCAACTGATTGAAGTTGCTGAGAAGAACAAGCCTGAAATGGTGCTTCCATTGACCAATAAATCACGGGCTAACCAGCTAATCACGCAGGCGGACCGAATCGTTAATAATGGCTCCAGTGAATCTTCAAGCACTGTTAAGTCTGCCAATCAAAACCGGTCTTTATCTGATACTGGTCTTGTTGATCAACTCAAAAAGATGGTTCAACAAAACGAAACGTTGATTGCAATTGTAAGTAAGTTGTTGGGGATTAACGTTGAGCAAGTTAAAGCAATCAATGGCATTAAACCATTAGAGTTAGGCCAACTTGATAGGATTCAGGCGCGACGTCAGAGCTTATCGGACTATCAAAGCTTTAGTTAGAAGGAGAAGTGATCACATTGAATGACTCGTGGTTAAAAGTGAAGGTAGGTGATGCTGATGAAATTGACAGTCGTGACATTACGCCCGGGCTAATTTTTATGGGCGATGATATTTCACCATCAATTACAAATAATTATCAGCAGAACAGTGGTATGGATGGTAGTCTTTTTACCAATTCGATTTACAACAAAAACACGGTTAATGCGAAGTTTGCATTCATGTTTAAAAGTTGGAATGAATTTAGATTGAAAAAGCACGCTATCTACAAAGTTTTTATGCAAAAATCGCTCATGAGAATTAGGACAAGTGTCGACCCATATATTGTTAAGTATGTGCGTGCGGCACCGTTTGATATTGCACCGTTGGAGGATGGTTCTAGTTATGCGGTCTTTACGATTCCGTTTGAAAATCCAAGCGGATATAACTATTCATTGCTACGATCCGACAGCTTATACACATTTGATAGTGACGGTTGGCAGTTTGGCATGAACTTACCTATGCAAAAGTTGAATTATACGCATTCTGAGTCCGAGTTCAAGCTGTTTAATGCATCAGATATACGGATTGACCCGTATTATCAGCGGCATGACTTAGTTTTGAAGGTGAACTTTGAAGGCTCTGGATTGACTGTGACGAACAAGACTACTGGCAGTTCATGGTCATATAGTAAAGCTGCTACAAAGTCAGATAATATAATCCTGAACGGAATTGCAACGACGCTAAATGGTGAACCGGCCAGTGCCAACACTGACTATGGTAGCTTGACCCTTAATCCCGGCTGGAATGAAATAGCGGTTACTGGTGCAACCGACTTTACTATTACTTTCAGTTTCCCATTTATTTATCTTGAATAAAGATAATATTTTGCTAGTCAAGGGACTGCATAGCACCAATGTGGAACCTTTAACTACAGTGGTTAATAGCACCGTACAGTTGGAATGGGAGAAAAATGGCACGTACCAGTTGTCATTTACGGCTTATGCCGGTTTAGAAGATTTAGTAGCTTATGAGATGTTAGACGTTGAGAGCAGCGTCTTTTTCGACGGGCAAGAATTTATCATCAAACAGTCGCTGGCAGAGGTTCAAGACAGCTTCACGACCAAGCAAATAACTGCTACGCATGTTTATAACGAGGTATCTAGAATAAGGCAGGAAAATGTCAATTCGGGGGAGAAAACATACACGGTTGATGATGTGCTTTCGTTTTATTTGAAAGATAACACGCTTGGATTTGCTTGGAAAGTTATTGGAAATTTTGACAAGCAGCAGATCACTGACTTAGGTGGTGATAGTGCAAAGGACTGTTTGAGTAAAATAACGGATACTTGGTCAAATGCAGTAATCTTCCCTGATAATAAAACCATACAAGTTTATGAGCAGGAAAGTTTCCGCAAGAATCTGGGTGGTCGGATTGACTACTTACATGATGCGAATGATATTCAGCTTACAAGTGAATCTACTGAAATTGTCAATCAGGTCAAGGCAATTGGCAAAGAAAAAGATGGCAGCGATTCTGATAAAACAGAGTACTACTTTGAGCCGTTCTTAGTGACAGATACTGAGTCAGTCACTAAATGGGGACTACATCCTGGTGATGATGTTTCTGATGATCGCTTTACCGATAAGGAAGCAATGCGTAAATATGCATTGTCACAGATGGCAACTGAGCCAAGTCTATCCATATCTATCACAAGTGAGGTCAATCAGAAACCGATTGCCGGCGAAGTAGTTAGGCTGGAAATTCGGCCAATGACGTTTGTAACTAGTGTCGAAATAGTTGGCTATACTTGGTATCCGCTTGATAAGACGCAGCCTAATTCCATTACACTTAATAACACCGCTAAGACAATTCTGGATTACCAGCGGCGGAATAAGAATAGCCTGACGAAAGTAATCAAGAACCAACAAGAGGCTTCAAAAAAAGGTACTACTGCACTGAATTTAGCTAGCCAAGCTTATGACGCTAGAATGTACGGAGAGGTGGTCGGAGAAAGTGAGTACTAAGAAGGTACAGCTTAAATCCCCAGAAAACAACCCAAATCTGGGCCTGAGTAAGGATGAACCGTATTACCCAATAACAGGCTTTGATGCTGTTAAAGGGCTGGGAGAAAAGCTGCAGGGCATGACTTATCAACCTGCGACCATTGACGCTGATGGGCTAATGAGTAAAGAAGATAAGCAAAAATTAGATTCAGTTGCGTTAGAACCCTTAAGTGACATTAAGCTAAAGTCACCTGATGGTTCTATTTTTATTGTCCGAGTCGCGGATGATGGGCAACTTGAATGCAAGAAGGAGGTAGCTGACAGTGGAACCACTGGTAACTAATGATTTGTCCAATGATTTCGATACAGTTAGAGGCCAACTAGTCGATAACTTTGTAAAAATTCAGCAGGGAATTAATGACGGCCTGGTTGATCAAGCAACAATAGATGGCTTTCAAAAGAGCCTTGATCAGTTAGTGATTGATTCAAAAATCAGAGACACAAATATCCAGGAGATTGTTAAAATTCTGTCAGATTATGATGTTCCAATCCAAATCGTTGATGGCAAGGTTGCACAGGTTGAGGAAGGTGAGTAAATGATTAGTACGATTACGTTGGATACGTACAAACAACAGATTAAATCCGGTGACGCGTTTGATTTAAGTGACAGTTTCAATGGTCGTGTTGGCGATGAGCAAGTTCCATTGACCGTCCTCTTTAAGGAGCGTGGACTGGCACAGCAATTCCAAGATGGACTAGTTCCCTTTATTTCGGGTTTTGTAGGGAATCTGGATGAAGATGGGGTTGTAACGGCTGAAACGGGTGAAGCAGTCAGCTATGTCGGCTCTAGTGATGATGTTGTTGGCTTGGGCCGTGTGAAGATGAATCTACCTGGGACTATGTTCCCACAAGAAGGCTATTTTTATGGCTTCTTGGGATTGCAGAATGCTGACGGTAAACGTGTCACGACCTTCAATGTCTGGTTCCACGTCTATAATGGTAACCCGGACATGTTTGTCAATAAGGCACCGTTCAGAACTGAGTTACAGAAATTCCTAGATGAATTGCAAGGCCGCATTGATGATGCCGATGGTACGTTAAACGATTGGAAACAAAAAGTTTCAGATTTGTTCACTAAGTTGAGCAACCAAGGCGTTGACACGCAAACACTGCTAACGACACTTGAGCAGCAAATTAAGCAAGATGGACTATTAACTCAAGGTGCGCTTGACAAAGCGCTGAAACAATTTGAAGATCATTTTGCATCGTTACAAAGTAAGGTGGATGCATCAGTTGCTAGTGCCACGACTTTCGCAACTATGCACCGTCTTGGCCAGAAATATCGTACCCAAGGTAGCATCGCGTCAAACGCGCAAGGCTTCGCTGGACTGGGTGGTATGACAGTAGTCCAGTATTTCCAGAATTTCGAGCCAATGGATCAGCAGTACGGTACGTTGGTTAAGTTCAATGTGGAAACTGGTACGGAAATTCTATCGAATGAAATCAAAGGCTACCACGGTAACTCAATGACGTATAACGCCAAGGATGGCATGCTGTACATGGCGATGGCCGAGGATTCAACCGATGTTGACACTGTACAAAAAAAGAAAGTTTTGCAAATTGACCCGGCAACTTTGACGATTAAAAATACTATCGATTTAACGGCTAAGACGGCACTGCCAATTATCCACTCAATCGGCTACGACAGTGCAGACGATTGCTTTATTGTAGCGGACAACAAGACGATGGAGTTCTACGATTCCAGCTGGACTTTACAGTTCACAATTCAGTGGGCCGACCTAATCGGCTACGAGCCCGGTTTCATGCAAGGCGTCCAAGTCCATGGCAGCAATCTTTATTGGATTGGTGGTCGCAAGTCACAAATCTGGGCATACACGATTGATTATGACAATAAGTCGTTAACCTACCGTACGACATATTCGTTCGATGACTTCCAAGAAGGGCTGTACCCAACTGGCGAACTGGAAGGCTTAGCCTTTAACGACAATGGCAGTATCTATGTCTGCTCGCATATTACTGTCGGTAAATGGGGTGGTTTGACGCAGTACTTCGTTACGAATGACAATTTTAAGGTGCCGATTGCCGGTTCCACGCTGGTTGCGATTCAAAGTGTAAGCCCAAGTCCAACTGAGTTCTTTGTGGGCAATAACACGGCCTATAATCCCGATGGTACTAAGTCGAACCCATTCGCGAGCCTGCTGGAAGCAACGACTTGTATGCGGACACCCTACACACCATTTAAGAAGCTGACGATGCTGACCGATATGGACGACACGCTGGCCTTAATTGATATTGATAATGCGATGCTCAATACGCAATCACATAAGGTCAAAGCTACCGTCATTATCAATTGCAGTAACTTGTATATCCCATCGCTTCAAATGACCGGTTATTCACGGTACAAGATGAATGCTCTGTATGTCTATAACTCACAAGCACGTATCAACGACCTAAATTGTCCTGATCTAACGGCTAACCCGGACGTCACCGAAGCTGTTCATATTGAACGAAGCAACGTTTTTATTCAAGATAATTCCAAGGCACGAATCAATCTGTATAATTCGACGTTCGATACAGCAGGTAGCACGTACAACCTGACTAAGGATAATTTTATGTCAAAGATGCTTGGTAATCAGGTGTTGGGCACAATTACTAACGTGGCTAACTCTAACAAACTGAGTTCGAAAGATTTCGCTTACTATTCTATGATGAACGCGCACATTACAGCCCAAATTTCCGGTAATGCTGTCGATTTTAATCTTTCAGCGCCAATCACGGGTGGATTTGTAAACTTGATTGGTTACTCACAGTCGTCTGATGTGATTTATCTGTGCGCGTTCCACTATGTCAAAGATAGTCCAGCCACTACGACGTTAGAATTTTTCTCACTACCAGCGTTTACTAAGGTGACACCTGCTAGTTATTCAATCACGGCTACCGTGTCAGATAAATAAGGAGGGATAGCATGAAGCTTACTTTAAATGAAGATAACCATATTGTTGGTATTGATCAGGACGATAGCACCTATGACTATGCCGGATATGTGCCCGATGGCCTGATGGATCATGCTACGGATGGCTTCTACATGGTCATGTACAACACAATCATGCCAGTACCAGCTATTGGTGATGGGACGACAACGACTACGCCATCGCCGATTATGCAAGCAGTCAATATGCTAGGTCTAAAGGTTGCGGCAATGGAACAGAAGATTGGGAGTGAAACGCATGTTTGATTTTGTCAAAATGATGTTCGATGCCGGCTGTCAGATTGAGGACTACGTGGGTTATGGCGCAATTACGGCTGTTGACTACAAAAACATCACAGGTAAGGACTACGTAGCGCCATCTGCCACGCTATGATTAAAGGAGGCTATCCGATGGCTAAAACGTTAGAGTTTACAATTAATTCACCTTGGCAAATAAAACAAGGCGACACTGAGACGACATTTACCTTCATTTGCAAAAACGCTGGATCAGCTGTCAATTTAAATCAGGCTACTAGCATTACCGCCAAGATTGGCAATGCCAGTGGTTATTTAAGAAGTCAGCCTATCGCAATTACTAGTTTGACCGGTCTAAAACCAGGCTGGCTTAATTTACAGCCTACGTCGACTTTGATGGCAGGCTTACCAGCTGGGGATTATCAGTTAGAAATTTGGGTGGTTGATCAGGCAGGCACAAGTATTTATCCTAGTGATGGGTCAACTGGGTTTGCTATTACCAATAACATTCAAAGCGCCAATGGTAGCACGATTACGACCATTACTTTTGATGACTTTGTGGCAGCAATGAATAAAGCCGCAAGCACGATTGCCAAGGGTGATAAAGGTGATACTGGCCCCATTGGCCCAAAAGGTGCAGACGCAGTAATCAATGTCGTCACCCAAGCACAGTATGATGCACTAACTGACAAGTCTGGCGTCTACTTCATTGAGGGGTGATTAAATGCCAACAATTAATGGTAAAGCATGTGTTGTTAATGGCACGCCAGTAGACAAGGTATTCAGCAATGGCATGCAAGTCTATGGACGAAACCTAGTTACAGGCACAAGCGATGAATTAAGAACATACACTGGTACAGGCTGGGGGAAAGCGCCGGCAAACGCGGCGAGTGGGACTTATGGTGCTGGTAAGTATTACGTTTCAGCCTACGTCGAAAACACAGCTGGAGTTTGGGTGAACCTTTTTACTGCCGTTGACGGGCACATCGGTAACTTTTCCGGAACGCCTATCCAGCCTGGCAAAAGTGGAACTGTGAGCTACACAGTTGAAATCGCAGAGGGGCAAACATTGCGTAGCGTATGGGTGGGATACTCTTCCACAACTACCGAAAGTTACATGTACAAATACAAAGAAGTAATGGTTAAACGTACACCAACACCGTGGTCACCTGCACCGGAAGACATATTAAATTAGGAGGTAGACAATTGAATAAGCACAAATTAAAGGCACTCATCTTAACGGTGGGCGCCATTTTTATGGCCTTTTTAATGGTCAATGTTACCAGTCAGGCTTCAACTAGCCGTGACCAGGGGGTCGACTGGTCTAAGTATAACGGCAATAGTGGTGTATTCGGATATAGTTCCGATAAGTTTGTGTTCTCACAGGCAGGTGGCTTCTATGGTGGGACTAATATCCCTCAGACCACGTATAACAGCCAAGTTAAATCGGCTCAACAGGCTGGTAAACGGGTACACACGTATTTGTGGGACGGTGTTGGTGGCAATATGACCAATGCCAAGGCTATGATGTCCTATTACTTGCCACGTGTTAGGACGCCCAAGGGTAGTATTGTAGCACTAGATTATGAGGACGGGGCTTCTAATAGCGTGACAGCCAACACTAATGTCATTCTAGCTCAGATGAAGCTGATTAAGGACGCTGGATATACCCCTATGCTGTATTCCGGCAAGGCCTATCTAAGCGCCCATGTTAACACTAGCGCCATGGTTAAAGCCTATGGTAGTTGTCTATGGCTAGCTGAATATCCGGACTATCTGGTTAGAACTAAGCCGGATTACAACTGGTTCCCATCAATGGACGGTGTGGCGATCTTCCAGTTTACAAGCATGTATAAAGCAGGCGGATTAGACGGCAATGTCGATTTAACAGGGATCACTAAATCAGGCTACACGACTGCTAGCAAGGAACAAGCTCAAACCAACGTTAAGCATTCTCAAGATACTTTTAAGGTTGTTAAATACAACCAGCGAGGAGTATTTTATCCTGATCGAACTCTAGCCGTACGATACACGGATAGCGACAAAGTTAGCCAAGTGGCTACCTATTACAAGGGTGAGAGTGTGACTTACAACGCTGTTATTATCGAACATGACTATGTATGGGCACGTTATACCCGTTCAAATGGACTGTACGGCTTTATTAAATTAGGCGTCACCAATGGGCAAGCCTACGGTAAGCGAGTTACGGGTCAGCCGGTTAGCCACACTTTTTACACAGTCAAGTATGGTGACAGCTGGTGGTCGATCGCACAACGCAACGGCCTTGGCATGACTACATTAGCTAGTCAGAACGGCAAGACGATTTACACCACTATCTATCCTGGCCAGCGATTGGTGGTGCGGTAATGGCACAATACGACGATACAACTAAGTTATTAATGGATATTCAAAAGGATGTGGCCGCCACCAAAACGAAAGTTGAGAACATCGAAGAAAAGCTGAATCAAGTTGACGATATTGGCGACAAAGCGGACAAGGCACTGGCCAAGTCCATTGAAGCTAGTCATCAAATCGACCGCGTTACAACTATTCAAAATTGGTTGATCGGGGTCTTGGTTAGTGGCGTACTAGTCACGTTAGTTATTTATATCTTAGAAAAGTTCCTTTAGGAGGAAAAACAATGATTAAAAAAATTAGCTTCAAAAATGTTGACGGTAGCTTGAATGGTAAATTGATTGCTGGAATTATTTCCTTGCTGATCGTTTTGATTCAACAAGTCTTTGCCATGTTTGGCATTAAGTTTACTGGTGACTGGTCAGCAATTATCGCAGTATTGAACACCGTATTGACGATCCTTGGTATGTTGGGCGTTGTTACTGACGTTCAAACAGTGACAGCACCAACGGTTAAAAGTGACGAGGAAAGCCAAGTTGAAGCAGCAGCTAATAAGGTTGCTGATGAAGCACAAACACCAACGTCCACAGTTGCTGTAGTGAATAGTGCTGCATCATCTGAAACTGAATCTGATTCACAAGCGGCAAAATAGTGCTATAATAATTGTTGGCTATAACTTGATATAGAGTTTCATTCATTAAACTTCCCCTGCGCTTTGGCGTGGAGGATTTTTTGTTAACAAAATATACAAAAAAGGACCAGTCAAGACTGGCCCAATGCTTAAATAAATAAAATGGGTGTTCTGTTTATCCTCAGATAATAAAGAACACAGTTATTATACATTAAACCTGATTAATATAACAAGGACTTATTAATATTTTTCTATAGATTACTTTCGGTATTGTGATATAAACCGACAAGTGTTATTATGTCCCTTGTCCTGTTATTAGTATCACAGCTTTCGAATTCCTCCAAGATTGTCAGCTAATGATGCCAGAGGTGATGAGGATAATCTTCTGCTTTGATGGGCGGAAGATTTTTTTATATTACTTACCCGTGTATTTGGTTAGTGCGATTTTAGTTTTAGCATAATTAGTTGTCAATATAGCTAATGAGACAACTACTAGGGTTTACAGAGTAGTAAGCAATAAGTATAATAATATCTGTCTCTAGATGATAGTTATAACTTGATTAATTCCCCTGCGCTTCGGCGTGGGGGATTTTCATGAATTTAATCAAGCCGGATTAGTATTATTGATATTAAGAAGATGTTGTGAAACTATGTAAACTTGGCCCCTCACAAAAGCGATACTGAGAAAACTTAATAGGGCCTAAACACAGTAGTATCAATGGGCTTAAACGTTTTACTATGAAATCTTCTTGGAAAGAGATTCAGAAGTTTGGTTATCGGACGACATTCATACGTCTGGATCATGGGCCAACATGATGACCATCAACAGTAAAACAAGTTGGGTTTCTGGCTACCCCTATGTCATGTCTGGTCAAAAATGGTATATGAATAACAATGCCTGGCAATGGTCTGGGTCAGCCAATTCCCGGATTTAGTTACGGTAGCTTTGACATGAAAGAACAAGCCAAGGAAGCACGGATAGATACCAAACGAAGACTATTGCTACAAAAGAATGATACACATAAGTATCATCTATAATTGATATGGGACCTATTTTTTATGTAGAAGCACCCGCCCGATGATTTTGTTCTTGCACAATTCTTGCACATTTTATTATCAGTGTCTGAATGGCTTGGTGCATAAGGCGTTCAGCGCTGATGTTAACCCCGATCGCCGGTATCAATAGGCTATCTTGAATAGCTTTCGATACTAAAAAAAGTCGTCATATCTTCGGATATGGCGGCTTTTTTTGCTCTGAATTTCTAAATTACCTTGCGCCAAGCTGGCGAATGACTGTAAGCGGTGGGGGCGATTGGCGCCGTACTTCCAAATTTATAAATGGTATAGAAAAAAAGCTTTAAAACAAGTTAACAAGTTGCCTAACGACTCCAAAAATAAGAGTAACATATTCTTGATGTTTTAAAGAGGATTGGTTGCTGCATTCTTTCTACTTTGCTTTGTGCTTAGCCTGCAAAAGCACAAAATCAGTCTTCAAAGTGGCGGTAAGTTTCCACTTTAAAGACTGATGCGGAAGTATCAATCCGCTCGCCTCGACAGCTCGCAGTAATTCTTGAGTAGTTGCTAAAATGATTTGATATTTCGGTGACTTTTGAGCAATCTCTGGATTACTCCGCTCTTCTTTCGAGAGTGGCAAACTAAAATTCAGCAATTTGGTTTCTCAGCAGACTCGTAATCCGCTATGTTTTATGTGTAGCGCACTCCATTATTTTGGCGGGTGAGGGATTTGTTTTTTTCCGATGCTCGTTTTGAAGAATGTCGCTTTATCTAATCTGAAGTTTAACTGTTAACCCCATATCAACTTGTGTTTTGTCATGTTTATAAGCAACGCTATTTGATAGCATCATATCTGCCAATACATCAAATCTCAATCTATCTTGTTTGTCCAATTGGTTTCATCACCGGCTTATTTTTTATTGTAAAAGGGATCACGTCCAGAATGCTGATGACGGTAAATTAAATTATAAGTAATCAACGCTACGCTGAATACAATCCAGAATAGCAATTGATGGGCGTGTATCCATAATAACCCATCAATAGCCAAAGCAAATGGGAGAATAAACCAAATCCACTTTGTGAAAAGCTTGTACGTGAACATGCAGAATAATACAGCAAGTAGTAGTAACATCAGATAGTGCCTCCCAAAATTATTGTTTAGCGTTTCCTGTGGCAATCAAAGTGTGAAATTCTGAAAGACCAATTATTTTGGCTTCTTTGCCATTTTTTACATTCTCCAGCATTTTTAACTCACTATTGCTGTGAATCCCGTCTATTAAGTGTTGGGATGTTTGAGTACCTTTTAAAAGATAATTCGTCAAACCAGAAACACTTTTGGTATAGCGCCCGCCATGTTCCTTAATTTCATCGATTAGGTCATCCCGTGATTCTTCGTCAAATTTACCAATAATACAAAATCGTATTCCAGCAAGACTTTTAGGGATTTTAGAGTAGTCAGCTTCAACTTCATCTAACTTATCGTCTCTCAGTCTTTGATAAACAATAGCGGTGGTTCTACAGTCGTTAAGGGCATTGTGTGACCGATTAACAACACCAAAGTACTTTTTCAAAGTTGGCAGTTTTTTATCCGACGAATTGTCAAATCAAGTGTAACTTTTTACCGAAGAAAACTTCAGACGGTGTCTTCCAGCCTAAGACCTTACGGGGGCGATTATTTAAATCCCTGACAAACTTCGCGATATCTTGATCGGTCAGTTCATCAAGGTCAGTTCCTTTGGGAAAATACTCTCGGATGAGACCATTGGTATTTTCGTTGGTCCCACGTTGTTGTGGTGCGTGCGGGTCTGGAAAATAGACTGGGATACCAAGCTCTTTACCGACTTCACGATAACCCGCAAACTCTGTACCTCGGTCTGGTGTAAGCGTACGAACGCGTTTAGGTGTGACTGTATGCAGGAGGTCGATCATCGCTTGGGTCACATTCTTGGCATTCACTTTGGGTACACGCTCAGACAGAAGGTATCGTGACTTACGGTCGACCAGTGACACTAAACCCGAACGCCCGACCTTGCCGCGAACGGTATCGCCTTCCCAATGACCAAAACGAGTCCGATTCTCACATGAGACCGGTCGTTCATGGACTGATGGGACATTATTAAAACGGCCACGTCGTTCGTTGACAGTTCCTTTAACCTTACGAGTTTTCCCACGATGTCGTAACTTTCGAGCGAATCCTCGAGCCCCGTGACTTTTACGTTCAACGCCTAAATTATCTCGTTCAATTCCGCGATAAATCGTGTTGTAGCTGATATGCCAATTACTGTTCTCTAAAGATAAACGACCGGCGATTTGCTCGGGTGACCATTGCCGTTGAAGAATGCAGTGAAGGACAAAGTCGCGTAGCTTTAAATTCTCCAGTACCCTGAGGCGACGACTCTTTAATCGGCGCTGTTGATAGTTCTGCTGGGCTTTCACGGCGGAATAGGCACCCCGACCGCCGTTGCGTTTAATTTCTCGTGACACAGTGGCTTTAGAACAACCGATTTGATCGGCAATAACCTGGTAAGTATGGTGTAAAGTTACACCTAACAGTATGCATTCGCGGTCTTTTAAGGTAAGATGTGTATATGGACTCATAGCCTAAGAACTCCTTTAGATGATTGTTATGGTGACTTCATTCTACAGGACTCAGGCTAGGAGTCTACTTTTATTTTCTTACTTGTTGCACTTCAATTGTAAATTCGTCCCTTAAGCTCGGGTAATTTTCTCCGAGATAATGGAAGTGTATCTAATGCTTCTATGTCTGGCAAATAAAACCCTTTTTCAATCAAAAAAGGTAAATCAAAGCCCATGATGTTGTGTCCAACTAATGGAAAATCAGCAACAAAATGGGTGAACTTGTCGAGAGCGTAATTTAAGTCAGGTGCATTCTTTAATTTTTCATCAGTGAGACCAGTTAAAGAGCTAATTTTTTGCTGAAGTTTACGGTGTGGATTTACATAGCAATTAAAGTCGTCAATTAATTGATCCTTCTTGAACTTTAAGGCAGATATTTGAATGATGGTTTCTTCAAATCGATTAAATCCAGTGGTTTCAATATCAAAAACAACAAAATTAGTCAACTTCCTTCTGAGTTTATGAATATGAGGAGCTGGTCTTGTTGATGCAGGCAATCTATCTTTCTCAATTAAAGTAGGCTTATTCAGATTTGAATTAACCGACTTGTCAGAGGTAACGCCATTATCGAGCTTATCACGATGACTTTCGTGTGGCCGCACGTTTTTTAGTTTTGCATCTTCAATACCAATATCTTGAGATTCATCTGACCTACCGTGAAGCGATATATCTTTGCCAATTGAAGATTGTTGGCCATGTTTATCGACCTGATAGATAGATTGACGAGATTTTCTTTGCTTATCCTTCCTTGCTCTAATTATCCCAAAAATTGTTAGAGAAATCCCGGACACGCACAATAAGGCCCACCAGTATTGTATTGATATTACAATCGCAAAGATTATGACGAGGAAACCTGTAACTTTTTTCATTACTCTCCTCCAAAATTATTAGCTTTTAGTGACACCCGCATCTAGTCGTAAACTACATGGCCAAGGCTTTCCCAGGAAGTTTAGTGAAAGATATTGTACTACCGATATGAATTTGGTATTCCTTATAGGGATTATGATTTAAAATCTGCGTTCTTAAATACCTGATTGCATTTTTATTTTTTATACAGTCTTCCAAAAAATGCTTCGATTTACCTTTATGAGTACGATAAGCAGGTAGAGGGTCAACCCATGTATACATGTGGGAAATCATTGCAAGTATCAGCAAATAGATAGTTTGATTGAATCACCCCCGCATACGCGGGGAACAGACCGCTTCACCGGTTTCAGCAGTCACTTGGTCAGGATCACCCCCGCATACGCGGGGAACAGGGGAAACTAGCAGCGGCTCCCACCGCGGAGCCGGGATCACCCCCGCATACGCGGGGAACAGCAATTGAACACTGCGTTGTACAGCCGCAAACGAGGATCACCCCCGCATACGCGGGGAACAGCTAAACATAAAAGGCCTCTCACCTTTCCGGTGGGGATCACCCCCGCATACGCGGGGAACAGTTAAGGTGTTGAATTATGACGCAATTTAATCTAGGATCACCCCCGCATACGCGGGGAACAGACTTGCGAACTCGGTAACGATCGCGAACCCATAGGATCACCCCCGCATACGCGGGGAACAGACTTTGGCGGATAAAACGGCTATCGATTATAAAGGATCACCCCCGCATACGCGGGGAACAGCGTCTGTCACCGCAAGTAATCTGTCCGCCGCTAGGATCACCCCCGCATACGCGGGGAACAGTATAAGTTCATTGTTAAGCAAATCAAGCAGTTAGGATCACCCCCGCATACGCGGGGAACAGAAACATTTTTAACAGTGGGGTAATGAGTGCGAAGGATCACCCCCGCATACGCGGGGAACAGGTACGCCTTGCATAAAGCCAGGCTCGTAACCAAGGATCACCCCCGCATACGCGGGGAACAGAGACTGCCGGATAGCTCGCTCATAGCCACGTTGGGATCACCCCCGCATACGCGGGGAACAGTTATCATTCTTTGATACCTTGTCAATCCACTCGGGATCACCCCCGCATACGCGGGGAACAGTGAGTGGCAATTATGAGGATGGCTATTCAACTGGGATCACCCCCGCATACGCGGGGAACAGACTATTGGTATCATGTATGGCAAGTAATGAGGATCACCCCCGCATACGCGGGGAACAGGCTATGTTAATGACAGCAAAACTTATGTTGGTAGGATCACCCCCGCATACGCGGGGAACAGTTAATCAGAATGCACAAAAAACGCCAGTGATCAGGATCACCCCCGCATACGCGGGGAACAGTCTCTAATAAATAATATCCCTTGTAATTGAGCGGGATCACCCCCGCATACGCGGGGAACAGACTTAGATCTAAACGACCCGGTTAATCGTTTTAGGATCACCCCCGCATACGCGGGGAACAGCAAACGTGGTCAATGTCATGATCGTTATTGTAAGGATCACCCCCGCATACGCGGGGAACAGTGGATAGGCAAGAATTAACAGGGTTAGAGCTTAGGATCACCCCCGCATACGCGGGGAACAGACTAAACAAATCCCGTTAAATCAACAATCCAAAATTGCAAAATTGAGTTTTTACATCAACTTGGGTTTAGCATACCAGACTGACAGGTCATTGCAAGTAGAGGATGGTCAATTGTCTAAAATATCATCCACGAAAGTATAGCGTGCCCGTCAGTTTAATTGAATTTGCATTGCCATTGAAGAATGATTGCTTCTCAAGATTTTGTGAACCGCTCGAATTCGGCTCAAAATAGCCGTATAAACGAATTTATAATTAACCGGTCTAAATGGTCACACAATACTGATAAAGCCAAAAATGACTATAAAATCCTCCGTCAAATCTATTTCAGCTGCGAGACTCACGACTAGTGATATTATTCTGAGTCATGTCCATCAAACAGTGGCAATTTCGCCAAAAACTCAATATCTGTTCGTACACTAGCTGCACCTTCCGCCAGAATCGCCATTTGGTCTACCACCTGTGCGCCGACTTGTTGTAGCAAGCGGTTAGCCGCTTCCAGTGAGCCACCCGTGCTAATGACGTCATCAATGATTACGACGCGTTTACCGCGAAGGAGGGTGGCGTCCGCGTCATCTAAGACGAGCTGCTGCGGCGTGTTGGTTGTGATGGCCGATACCGCGATCGTATGAGGGTGCGTCATGTATGGCTTGACCGATTTGCGCAGCACGATGAAACGGGGATGTTGAGTCAGGTGGCTTAAGGCCTGCGCCAACGGAATGCCCTTGCTCTCCATCGTGACCAGATAGTCAAACGGTGTGTGTGTCAATCGAAGTGCTAATTGTTGAGCGGCGTAGTCAGTTAGTTCCACATCACCAAGCAGAACGAACGAGGCGATGCGCGTGTTTGGTGCGATTTGAATTAATGGTAAACGGCGGGTAAGTGGTCCTAAGCGTAATTGATAGTGCTGCAC